GCGAGAATTCCCTGCTAACAGGGAAAAATACAGGGAATTTGCGAAATTCTGACCTCGAAAATCGCACTCTTTCTTTCTAAGTTGCAGATTTTGCAGGAGAAGCAGCTCCTGCAGGCGTAAATCGGAACAGGGAATTAACAGGGACGTAACAGGCAAGTATCAGGGAATTAATTTGCGTTATCAGGGAATTGTTGCGACGGAGGTTTTCTGAAGAGCGCGGAGAGATGGATTGCGGCCCGGCAAGCCGTCCGCCACCATCACTCACTCGCTTTCGTTCTGCACGAAACGTTTGAGGAGTCTGACATCGCCGGTTTTCCAATCGCCCAAGTGGGCTTCTTGGATCATGATCGCTGAGCCGATGCTCCAGGAGAGTGCCGTCTTGTCCACGAATTGAACGTCTATGAAGAGGATGCCTTGCTCGAATTTGTGTTCCACCCAATCCACGACTTTGCCGTGGGCACCGGGATATTGTTTGCCGCGGGGCTTGGGTTTCTGCGTTTTTCTTTTCTCAACTCGACGTTGGTTCATTCTCTGGTCCTCAACTTTCGGCGTTATGTGATCAAGAGCTGCGCATCGGCAAGCAGCTATCTGAGGTGTTATTGCCGTGAGTGTGGTGGCTGAAATCCGAGCTGCCTTCGCTGCTCGATCCAACCGAGTGGCAAGCGATGGGTAAGTTTCTTGAAGGTCAGATCTGGCGGTTGGTGTCCATCGAGGATCGATTCCACAATGTCGGGAGCGAGAAAAGCGCATTCCAGAATCCTGCCTACATATCGCTCGTTGAGACCGAGCCTTTGTGCAATCGCTCTCTGACCAAGAACTTCTCCAGCCACGATCCATTCGTACCATTGGCGTCCGCGTGCCAGGGCCTTCAACAGTGACGAAGCAGGAAGCGCCGGCGCTTGCCCAGGATGATCGGGAGGAAACACCAGCCGCATCTCCCCGCCACAACGTCTGACCCGAGCCTCGATGTCGAGTTGGATCACATCACTGGAACTTTGTTCCAGTTGCTCGGTTGCGGGTCGCACTGAAGACGCGTGCGGATCTGCAGTAAGTGTGTCACGCAGTTTTTGTTTCACAACTTCGACTTCGATCCTGTCAGGACGAACCACGACACGCTGCACAACCCTTCTCACGAAGTCCTTTACGACCACTGGAGCGCCGGCACTTAACTGGTCGAATTGTTTCGCGGCTCCGGCCATGATCTGCTGCGTCCGTGCCGCAGGATCTTCTGGCAGGCAGAGCTCATCCATGACCTCCCTGCCGGACTGTAAGAAGGATTGCAGTTTGAGGACGACCTGCCGTTCAACCTCATGGGCCGGCACTCTTGCCGGTTTGCTTGCTACTTTTCCCGCTTCCCTTCCGTCACTCGCCGCTGGGCAAACGTAGTAGCGATAGCGTCGGCCACTTTTCGACGTGTGACACGGAGTGAATCGATTGCCCTCTGCATCCTGCAGCAACCCCACGAGCAAGCTAGGAGAGTTTGCTTTGAGACCATTCCTGTGCCCCTGGTGATCGCTCTTCAGCTGAGCCTGCACCCGATCCCATAACTCCCGCGGAACAATGGCCGCGTGTTCTCCCGGATGGTTCTGTCCGCGGTGAGGAATCTCTCCGAGATAAATGCGGCTCTTCAGGATCTGATACAGCGCGCCCCTGTAATAAGAAGCTCCTCCCGATCGCTTTCCTGCGGCGCTCGTCCTCTCCTTACTCTTGATTCCTTCCTGATCGAGGCGAGCCTTCAACTTCGAGACGCATTTCAGTTCAAGGTAAAGCTTGAAGAGGCGAACCACCATCTTCGCGTCGTCCGGATTCACGACCAGCTTTCGATCCTTGACGTCATAACCGAGCGGCACGGTACCACCCATCCACATGCCCTTGCGCTTGGAGGCAGCGATCTTGTCGCGGATCCTCTCGCCAGTGACCTCGCGTTCGAACTGCGCGAAGGAGAGAAGGATATTGAGAGTCAGCCGTCCCATCGAAGTCGTGGTGTTGAACTGCTGAGTAACAGACACGAAAGAGACTCCGCGTGCGTCCAGCGCTTCGACGATCTTGGCAAAGTCCGCCAGGCTGCGGGTGAGCCGATCGACCTTGTAAACCACGATGGTGTCGACCTTGTTGGCTTCAATGTCTTCGAGCAGACGCTTCAACGCAGGCCGCTCCAGATTCCCTCCGGAATAACCTCCATCGTCGTAGAGGACCGGGAGCGCCCGCCAGCCTTCGTGTCGTTGACTGGCGATGAAGGCCGCGCAGGCTTCCCGTTGAGCGTCGAGAGAATTGAAGGATTGCTCGAGTCCTTCTTCGGAGGACTTGCGCGTGTAGATCGCACAGCGGATTAGGGTCTTCGATTCCGTGGTCATTGAGCCTCCTGGGATGCGTTGGATTGTTCAGCTTTGAGACCGAAGAAGGCTGGTCCCGACCAGCGGGTTCCAGTGATCAGGCGTGCGATCTCGGAGAGATTCTCATAACGAGCACCTCTGTATTCGTAACCTTCCGTTTCCACCTCGACCACATGGACTTGCTCTTTCCGCTGGCGCACCAACCGTGTTCCGGGTCTGATTGGTGGCCGGTTGGAAACCACTGCGTCGGGATCGGCCTCGAATGTGGTTGCGAGCTGGCGAAGCCGGCGGCAGCCCGCGTCGCTGAGTCCACCAAACTCCTGCTCCTGCAGGCGATGAGCAATGACGCGAAGCATCAAGTCTTTTCGGATTTCCGGCGGGTCTCTCTTGAAGAGCTGCCGCCATAAGTCACCTAAGGCTGGCTTACTCAAATTGGGCAAAGAGGCGAGGTGCTTCGTGATAGACGAATCGGGCATAGTTTCTCCTTAAAGCGATCAGTGACATTCACGCTTCCTTTCGGAGAAAGTTCAAGTCAAATCAAGGCGGGCCGGGGGATGTTTCATCTGTTGACTTGCGGCCTTGGGCATGCTCCTGGATCGTGAGCAACTTCTGGGCTATGGTGTCTGACAGGCAACCAGTGAATCCCGTCACCTCTCCTGGACACATCACGAAGCCAATCGCCAGTATGAAACTTCGGTCTTTGCAAAATAGCGAAATGCATCCGGAGCATGATCGTGCACTTTCAGCGGTTTTTCTTCCCCGCGTTGAGCTGCTTTCGAATCCCATGCATAGGTTTGCATTTCTTGGATTGTTGTCTTGGCCGTCTGTCGGCAAAAACGCACCAACCGTTGATTGAGAATCATGGAGGCGATTCGAATGCCTTCGTTGACGTCGTTGTCAGCATCAACATGCCAAATCCCGCGTTTAATCATTTCAGCCTTGAAGGAGGCCGCCGAGGGATCGACAATGACTTTGGCGTCATTTTGTGGGCCAATGAATTCGACCAGGTCGTCGACATATTCGGCGTCGGTCTTCTGCCGCCTCTGAACAGCTGAGTCCCAATAGTATTCGCGCACTATCCAAAAACATCGACCGTCGTCATAGACATCGAGGAAGACCATCGGATTTGTGGTTCCATAGTCCACAGCAATGATGCGTTGCTGATGACAACCCTGTCGTCGTAGCCCAGGCGGCTCATCCTCAAGGTTGTAGAGCAGTTCCTCTGACCAGGAATCCTTGTAGATCGAGCCTTCCGCAACCACCCACAAACCTTCGATGAACCGCTTGTAGAAGAACCCTGTATAGAGCTGTTTCTGCGATTGAATGAATTCCGCTGTGAGATTTGGGTTGTCTGCCATCGTGAAGTGCTGCGACCAGAGAATCCCCTTACTTCTCAGTTCCGCATTATCGAGGTAGTTGGTTTTGAGCCAATGGAAAGGGCTGTCCGGATTCGTCGTGCCATAAAGGCGGGCGCCTTCCGGCGACATTCGACTAAGCAGCATCTGAAAGAAGCTCTGCGGCATCAGACTGATTTCGTCACAAAGCGCAATTCCGACCGTCAGCCCCCGTATGTACTTTTCCGAACCTTCGTCTTTCGCGCCAATGACCAGCCATTCGCTGCCGCATAGCCGAAGCTGGCCGCTATCGCGGCTGTAGCTACAGTTTCGTGGCCCCAGGATTTTGAAAAGATCGCTGAGAACGTTGTTGTAGACGCTCTGTTTAGAAACTCCCGTGATGATCTTTCGACCGGCAACCTGGCATCCACAACAATAGATGGCCTTGGGGTGGAGGCACCAGGTCTTGCCGCTGCGGACTGCTCCCTCCAAGATATTGATCGGCCGGTCGAATTCCGGCGGTCGCATGGCAAACCGCTCAGCCTTCGGACCAAAGTTGAGAGTAGGCATCTTGGCGAGTCGTTACCCTTGTTCCTCGTTCTTGTCTTGGCCCTCGCCAATCTCGCTTCGATCTCGGTCAGCCGCCGCGTGCCGGTTATGAACGGCACGGAATTCTTGCACCAATTCACTCAGATTGTCCCCGACCTCAAGTTTGTTTTCCTTGATGAGATTTAAGACCAGGGCTGCCGCCTTTGCGTCCCCGTTCGCTGCTTTATTCAGGTGCTGCTTCATGATCGCTACGAGCAGGGAAACCTTCTTCCGCTTTCCATTGTTGACAATGGGAACTCGCGTTCGTAACTCCTTGGACAAGACGTCTGGCAGAGTAGCGGCTTTCTTCGGACGCCCTTTCGGGTTCCCGGATTGCCCTGGTTTGAATTGCGCGTGGCGTGGCGGTTTTTTGTATCCGACGGGATCCTTCTCTTCATGCTTCCTTAGGTCCATGGTCCTCCTTAATTATTGGGCTCTGAGCGGCTCCGCTTGTGTCGCCAATTCGTCAAAACTTATGCCGCTGTGGTGAATGGCACGTTCGCCCGTGTAGCGCTGCCAGCGCCGTATTGCCACGTCTACATACAGCGGATCAATTTCGATTCCGTAGCAACGTCGGCCGGTTCTCTCGGCGGCCAGTAATGTGGTGCCCGATCCAACGAAACTGTCGAGAACTACATCGCCGCGGGCAGAGCAATCCAGCAGAGCATCCGCCACCAGGCCCACGGGCTTGACAGTGGGGTGCAGGGCTAATAACTTGCCTTCCTCACCATTTGTCGAAAGCGTATTCACCCCGGGATATTCCCAGACGTTGGTTCGATTCCGTCCGTACCGCCCCAACTGAATATTGTTTCGGTGAGGGCCTTTTCCGTTCTTAAAGGCGAACACTAGTTCATGGCGGGAACGATAAAAAGATCCCATGCCTCCGTTGTTCTTAATCCAAACGCACAGATTCAAGAGCTCACCATAACAATGCTTTCCCGCCTCCAGGAGTTCAGCTATATGACGCCAGTCCATAAAAATGAAGTGAACCGAACCGGGTGTGCTGAATCGAGCCAAAAGACGCAAGATCTTATTCAGAAAGATGAGGAACTCGAGCTGGCTCATTTCTCCGGAAGCCATTGCGAACTCGCGATGATGGATCGACCCTTTACCGCATACGTTGCCATCAATCTCGACGTTGTAGGGTGGATCCGTAAACACCACGTTAGCTTTGCGTGGGCCCATCAAGGTTTTGAACGTCGCTTCCTGGAGTGAGTTTCCACAGATCACGCGATGTTTCCCCAGACTCCAGATATCGCCAGGACAAGTGACGGCAGGACCTACTTCGAGTTCGATAACCTCGTTCGGTTCGGACTTCTGGTCGGAGAATTCCTCGAGAATCAGATCGATCTCCGGAATTTCAAAACCGGTAATACATACATCGAAATTATCGAGGTTAAGCAGATGTTGAAGCTCGATGGCCAGAATGGAGGAATCCCAGCCGGCCTTTTCGGCCAAACGATTGTCTGCAATGACGTAGGCTCGAATCTGATCAGGAGTCAGATCTTCCAACTGAATCGTAGGGACACGATCAATGCGCAGCAATTTCGCTGCCTCAAGGCGTCCATGCCCCGCCAGGATCATATTGTTGGAATCAACCAGAATCGGGTTGGTGAAACCGAAACGTTCAATACTGTCCGCAATCTGGCGGATCTGCCGGTTCGAGTGCGTCCTCGAGTTGCGCGGGAAGGGCTTAAGTGCAGCCGTCGTCCGGTACTTGATCGATAAGGGTTCAGAGGACAAAAAATTGAGCGCCTTCGGTGGATGAGCATGTTGCCGCATACGTGCAGTCTGCATCGATCGCGGGAGGAAGTGAATCCTCGAACCGGCATCCTGAGAAAATGGACAAACTAAATATTGTTTTCCGGGGAGTTGGCGCTATAAAAAAAGTTGTCCGAGGCAGAATTTGGACAAGTTGGAGTAAGCCTTCGCCTTCGCCCCACAAACACACTAGGTTTTTGATCTTCGAGAGCCCAAAATGCTCGGCAGACCGTGCTGACAGGCTTGTCTATTTTGCGTAGGGTCTAGTTAGCGAAGACTCTGGCGTTGCTTGAACTTATCGTGGGCGCGATAAAGCCTTCTCATCGCTTCACGACCTAACCACTTAGGTTGTTTAGCGGCAATTGCTCGAGAAAAGGTCTGAATTACAACTTTCGCATTCTTCTGATTCCACTCCGCAAGTTCTTTGCGGCGAGCCTTGGGCAAGAGGTCAGGAAGCCTGAAGTTCTCTAGCTGAGGAGTAATCTCTAAATACTGATCTCTAGAAAATCGGCTTTGTTCCGGAAACTTTTGACGCATTTCGAAAAGGAGCTTTCCGGCGATCTGGTCGAAGTCTTGAGGAAGCGGAGTCGGAGCAACAATATCCATGGTGAGACCATGCTCCGAAATCCCCCATTGCATGTTCGGATAATTGCATGCAATTTTATCGATCGCGTCCCAGGCGGAGCCAAAGATGGTCTTTCCTCGAGAGAGAACAGGTGCGCCTAATTGCAGCGAGAGCACGTCAATAGGAACCGTATGTTGAGCCTTCTCACAAATCGTCGTTACCACTTGGCCGAGAGAGCAAGGAGCCGATACAGTGCAGCCAACGTGGTTCTCTCGCCGATCATAGAGCAATTGACGTGCCCTTTTCGGCGTCCGTTCATTGTTAAAGCGGGTCCACATCACTAACACCGGTTGGTTCCGGGTTACTATCTTCCCGCCTGATTTGTTCCGCTTTTTCATTCGTTAATCCTAGGTAGTTTTCCCAGAGTACTTTGACTTGACTGTTTGGGCAAAGGAAGCGTCAATGTCTGACTGGAGGTTCCTTATGCCGGATCAGATTGCAAAGCGTCTTGCCGACTTGCCCAGGCTGAGTAGGCCGCTCTCTGCGACCCTATCGAAAGGCGCAAGTAATGAACCGGCAACTTTGGTTTGTGAAAATCCATGCCGATTTACTCAATGCTCATACGGCTGGATAAATTGCGATATAGGACGTTCTTATGATTAATTTCAAGTTCTAATTTCAATAGGAATGTGTGCGGGGCTTTGCAACCTCGCGGAGATGTGGATATGAGCCGCGGTCAGGGCTGGAGACAGAGTTCCGAGAGCGACGGCCTATCACACTCTTATACGC